GATTTCGAGAATGGCATGCTCATACGAGCGAAGCAGGCGATACGCCAGTGCGACCTCAGCCGCGACACCAAAATCCTCATCCCGCGCGTTCCAATTTTCCACTTCAGGGAGGTGCTGGTAATTACGGCTGTTCAAAACATCCGCGTTAATGCGATATAGCGCATGGTGCACATCCGACAGGGCATCAGAGAGCGCAATGGCAGCGTCAGCAAAGTCGCGGGCAGTGTTTCCGTTGATGTGAGGGCGAGCATTGATTTTCATCTGGGGTTTCCTCTTGATTTCCACTTGGGGGTGAGGGTTTGTGTTATAGGTCAAAAAGCGAGGTCGCGTTCTTCAGAGTCAGCCACGACATAAGGGATTCCCCCAGTGTCGCGACCAGACCAGAAATGCAGGCGGTTGAGACCATCCTTGAACTGCCATATAAAAACTGAAACCACATCAGGATTGCGGTCATAACGAGCGTAACAGATGTTACCCTCAACACCGACAACCGTGAATTGGTCAACTGGATACTGTGTCAGGCCAGCCGCCTCGAAAGCGTAAACATCGCCACGAGTGTTTTTACGGGGTGTGTTTGTCATAGTCTTGGTTCCTTTTGATTTCGCTTGTGGGGGTTAGGCCGCAACTTTGCGCGGCCCGGCTTCAACCCAGATCAGTGTGACAGGCTTACCATGCGAGGCGTTGTTCTCACCGATCCACGTTGCGACAGCCAGAGCCGCCTGGCTGTCACGGTCACCTTTGGCAGGATTCCAGTCAAAGGGAACACCCTCAACGGTCACGGTCTGATCGGAACAACCGATCTGGAAGCAGGCACTTGCGGTTTGGGGGAAGGTAGCCATGGTGTGTATCTCCTTTGTATGTAAACCTTTTACCCCTGTTCGGGGTGATTCGTCAAGCACTTTGACATGAGAGATTTTAATGTTTACGATGGGGATTATGAGTTTCGTTCACACTATGTCAGATAACTGACTGAAAACAGGGAATCATTTTTCAGTATGCCTGACAATGGATTCGGAGATATCACAAAGCAGGCCACCGAACTGGCTAAGCGTAAACCGGGTCGTCCGAAGGGATCTGGCGGGCCACAGGTCATCACAAAGAGGCAAGTACAGAAAGCGAGAGAGCTTTTCGAGCCACTGGTCAAGAAAGCGTATGCGCGAATCGAACAGATCCTTGATGACGATGATGTGGATCCGAGCGTGCACCTGAAGGCCGCCAAAGAGGTGTTGGATAGGAGATATGGCACACCCGAATCAACAAGCCGGGTGGAGAAGATCATCAAGGATGAGCGGCAATCGCCGATCTCTGACGGGGCTATTGAGGCTGCGGATACGGCGTATCTGGAACAGGCTTTGGCGGCTCTGAGCCGATTTGTTGAGCATGAGCGCAAGACGATTGACGTGACGCCGGAGGATTCCGACAATTAGAGTCGGGTTACTCCCTCGTCCCCCAAATTTCTTCGTGGGGGTTTGCCTCAAAAATTCCTACGTGGGGTGACTCCCCGATTTCCATCGTGGGCCTCGATTTCCATCGTGGGGTGCCACCCTTGTTTCCACTGTGGGGGTATCTGCCCATCGCCCAGCGCCCACACTCGATAGGTCAGCACTGTTGACTGATTCGCACATGGCGAATCGCCCCATTTTACCGCGACGAATCGGGGTCCGTCCAGCGCAAAATGCGTCAAGCGAAAAGATATATCTTTTCTGTTGACAGTCAAATAGCTTGACTCCCTTGTTGCTGATTCGTTCTGGGCGCACTGATTCGCGGCCTGGCGCTATGGCAAGCGCGACCTGGAACAAGCGCAACAAAGCCCCGTTGCCTAATGACAACGGGGCGGGGCGCGGGGCTTATAGGGTAGAGGCGGGCTAGTGTTCAATGTGTGGCCAACACTAGCAGACGCGAGTCACGTCGCGCGGAGTCAATTTGTTGCGTCCAATTGACGTTAGCAGGGATCGAGAAAAGGCCGTCGTTTGCCGCGTCAATTGCAAATTGTTTCGCCTCTTCGTCCGATATTTCAACAATTGACTCGGTGAAGATGTAGAGAAGATAGGATTCCAATGTTTCGTTCGGCATGGGTTTTCCTTTCCGCTGAACAATACCGCGCGGAATTGCGCGGCATAGCAAGGCGGAAAAGGCCGGGAAAGATTCCCGGCCTATAGGTTTAGGCAATCACGAATCCGCTTGCGTCGTGGCGCGCGTCGCCCTTTGCTTTCAACGCGACGACAACGTTGCGTGGGTCTGCAGGTCGATAGTCGTGGGCGTCACCGTCAATTATTTTATCATGCCCAACTGCCGCCCATTGCCGCGCGTTTAGACCTGCAGATATTGCCGCTTTGTAAGCTTGACGGGAAAGTACCATTGCAACGTTGCCACCTGCAGCAAGTACTTTCGCAACGTCAGCGTGATTGCTTTCCGTCCTACTAAACGTCAAATGATAGTTTTCCTGCATTTCCCCGCGCGCATGCTGCAGCGCGCGTTTGGTTATTTTTGTGTAGTCGTAAAATTGCACCTCATGAAAGTATTCCATGAAGTTGACGCTTTTCCCGTCAATCGTCACCTTGCGCACTTCCCATGGCAGATCGGATGTTGCGTTCAAGCGCACTGCAGCTTGCATGTCAAGCTTTGCCGCCTTGCGCTGCAGCGCTGCTATTTCGAAAGTCAGAACGGCCATAAACGCGGCCCGTTCTTTAAAATAGGCGCGGGTTTTAATGATCCGGCTTTTTTCTTTCCCGGCCATGTAAGCCGGATTCCCGGCTGTATGCAGGCAAGCTGCAGCACACCCCGGGGAAGCTTGCGCACATACCTGAAAGCCGGAAAGATTAAATGGGGCAAGGTGCAGAGGTGCAGCAAACACGTCAAGCTTTCCGTTCTTTGCAACTTTTGGGTTACTTTCCGGTGCGGCAAGCAAGGCGCGAATTGGAAAGCCTATATCGTTCAAGTACTGCAGCGCGGCCGCTTTGGACTTAAAACCGTTAACATTCATATCTCTTTTTCCTCTGAATTAGAATAGCAGCAAGCTTGCACATATAGCGCAAAACGCGGCGAATCCGATAGCGTCGCAGATCATTTGGCGAGCGTCACTTTGCGCGCGGATTCGATAGCGCGCACGATATCGCGCAGCGTGGGTGGGGGAGTTTGGTTGTGCATTGATTCGATTCCTTTAGTGTGTTTCGACACATTCACCCTACCCGATCCGCATGGTGCGGCAAAGCAAAAACGCAACCAGGCAGTGTTGTAAAATTGCCACTTGACCTCGACCGTGTTTTCTGAGTTGTCCAGGCGAATCGGTTTGGTGGCATGCCTAAACCCCATCCAAATTCCCACCCAACTTCAGATTTGCCCTTTACAAAAATTATATTTTCAAAATCCGGCAAAACCCCTTTACATCACACGCACTTCACGCTAACACATCCTTACCTGACACAAAGGAGACCCCGAACGATGAAACTCGAACCCGGCAAATTCTACCGCACGGCTTACGGCAAGAAAGTTAGCCCTGTCCGCATTGCAGATTCCTTAACAACGAACGAGTGGGCGCTTTGGAAGTCGGAGGACGGCTGTGTATATGAGGTTGTTGGGCTTCCCCGTGAAGAAGCTATGGATACTAAGTTCCTTGTCGAATGGACCGACACCCCAAAACTCTGGCGCGACATGACCCCCGAGGAAAAGGGCGCACTGTTGCTGGCGCACCATGAGGGAAAGGCGATTGAATGCCTTGATCCTGCGCTAGGTAACGGATGGCTTGCAATCCTTGAACCGGAGTTTGACTCTGATTGTCTCGCCTACCGCATTCGCCCGGAGCCGAAGCGGGAGACGGTAACACTGTATGGAAACACAGATGGTTCAACGTGGCTTAACTTTGGACAACGTAATGTTGTCAAGTTTGACACCCACCGCATCACCTTCGACCTCATCGACGGTATCCCCGACACCACATCCATCCGCATGGAGACCCTATGAGCACTTTTCTAGACCAACTGGCGGTGAGCGACCCTGGCGATGAGATCGTCTACCATGAGGGGTTTCACTGCATGAAGGAGCGAGCGGGCCGAGATCCTGTGAAGATCAACGCAGCAAAGGATGCGTGGGCTGCGTATTTGCGCGGCGATGTCATTCTGTATCAACGACGGGTTGGTTTCGACCACCTGCAATATTGTGCGAAGGTGCTATGATGAGACGACCAGAAAAACACCCCGATGAAGTCATGGAGGAGATCGTAGCTGTGGCAACAAAGCACGGCTACGGCCTTGAGTCAGCGGTATTGACGTGGTTCAGCGGGATACCGAACTCGGAAATCATGAGCCTGAGATACGGCGACGACAAGGAGGATAAGGAATGAAACTCCTCCACCGCTTCTGGCAATGGTTCTACACAGAGTTACCGGCCCATTACTCTATCCCTATTCTCGCCTTCGTCTTTATTCTTGTTGTGGGAGCGTTGTTTGAATGACCGAGCACGAGCGCGACGAGCGTGACCTGAACATCCTGAGCGACCATGAAAGCGGTGCGAGCAAGGCGTCTATCGTCCGGTCATACGGGGTGACACTGCACTATCTGAACAAACTGCTGAAGGAGTCGAAGGAATGAGTCCTCAGAAAAACGGCAATCAAGAGAGGGTCCAAGAACTGTTGGCGAAGGGTCTGAAGCCGAAGGTTATCGCCAAGAAACTCGGTATTGCTGTGACCACTGTGTATGTCCACAAACATCGGCTCTCCAAGAAGGGAAAAGAGGAATGAAGGTAACATATATTGACCATTGCGGGAGCGACTTGTCCGTGGTCAACGCGGCGCGCGTGTCGTTTGATAAGCATCATGACTTCTTTGACGACGACAAGGATACACGACTGATCCGCTATTTGGCGCGGAACGGGCACACCAGCCCGTTCAACCACACGTTCATCACCATGCACGTCAAGGCTCCGGTCTTCGTGGCCCGTCAACTTGTAAAGCACAAGTTCATGCCGTGGAACGAGATGAGCGGGCGCTATGTGACGTTCGAGCCTGAGTTCTACACGCCTGAAGAGTTCAGGGCCAAGGCTGAGGACAAGAAGCAAGGCAGCGGAGACGTGATTGAGAACGACGACTCCCTGCGGATGATCTTCGCAGAGACGCACTACGATGCGTTTGAGGCGTACAAGTCAGCGTTGGCGCATGGTCTCTGCGAAGAACAGGCGCGTGGGCTGCTGCCGCTGGATCTGATGACGCAGTGGTACTGGTCGGGAACGCTTGGCGCGTGGGCAAGCATGTATAACCTACGAGCGAAACCTGACGCGCAGGCTGAGACACGGGAAGTGGCGGAGCAGGCTGGTCTCGTTCTAGAGGGGCTGTACCCCGTATCATGGGAGGCGTTGACGCATGGACCCGACTGACAACACAATTGTTGTATGGTTTTCCTGCGGAGCGGCATCGGCTGTTGCGGCAAAGAAAACCATTGAACGATATGGAGCAGACAACCGTATCCGCATCGTGAATAATCCCATCAAGGAGGAGCATCACGACAATCAACGCTTTCTTCGAGATGTTCAGGATTGGTTGGAAATAGAGATTGAGTTTGCATTCAACTCTAAGTATCCGAGCGCATCATGTGAAGATGTCTGGGAAGCCCGGAGTTTCATGTCTGGCGCTGCGGGTGCGCCATGCACGCAGGAACTCAAGAAGCGCGCAAGGCAGGAATGGGAGGCAAACAATCCGCACGACTACATTGTTCTTGGTTTCACCGCAGATGAGCGCAAGCGCCACGAAAGGTTTGTCCTTACCGAGCGCGGGAATGTTCTTCCTGTCTTGATTGATGAGAACATCACAAAGGCCGACTGCTATCGTATCATCAATGAGGCAGGACTTCGCCTTCCTGAGATTTACAGTCTCGGATTTCCCAATGCGAACTGCATCGGCTGTGTGAAAGCCGGGTCTGCGACCTATTGGAACCATGTACGAAAGACGTTTCCTGATGTGTTCAAGCAACGAGCAGAGATGTCACGCAGGTTTGGTGCAAAACTCGCTTGGTATAAGGGAGGGAGGATCTTTCTTGACGAACTTCCGCCCGACGCAAAGGGCAGGCCGATGAAGAATATGGACTTTGAGTGCGGTCTTTTCTGCGAGGAGAGAACATGACCCCGACTGACATCGACTGGTGCTCCGCCGCATGCGCTGACGCTCTGGTAGAGGACGTAACGATACAAGTGTTACAGGCAGCGCATGAGGTGGCGGAGACGCCTGAGGAGTTCTTCTGGGCGGTCCATGCGTCCATCTTGCTGAAGGAGGTGTGTGATGATCTCCCGTGACGACATTGAGGCTTTTGCCAAACCCAAACTGCTCATCCTCGGGTACGCTCGTCACGGCAAGGACACTGTGGCGGAAATCCTGGCCCGCAAGTATGGGTTCAAGTTCACGTCGTCGTCCGAGTTTGTCGCCAAGGAAATCATCTGGGACCAATGGGGTTGGATACGTTATCCAGACTTTGACGCCATGTTCGCGGATCGTGTGAACCACCGTCGACAGTGGATGGAGATGATTAGCCTCTACAACACGCCAGACAAGGCCAAGACAGCGCGAACCATGCTGGAGCGCGGGTACGATATGTATGTGGGGATGCGGCGCTACGACGAACTGCAAGCGGCCCGCCCCCTGTTCGACCATGTCATCTGGGTGGATCGTCTACGTTGGTGTCCACCTGAGACCGGCAGCATGGACATCACCCGTGAAAACGCGCGTCCTGACTTCGTGATCGACAACAACGGGACGTTGGAGGAATTGGAGATGCGCGTTGACACGATCTGCATGAACTTCGTATAGTCAACTCGGTAGTGGTTGGCACTAACCCGGCCTTTGCGCCGGGTTCTTTTTTGCCTATACTTGCCACATGCAACTCACACCCGAACAAATGCGCGAAGTCGGCCCTGAATATCTGGCGGGTTGACCTGACAATAGTAGTTGTTATAATGATTGTCGCAACAAGAAAAGAGGCGACAAATGGCAACAAAACCACTTCCTGATTTTGAATTCCTATCTTCTATACTAAGGTATAATCCTGACAGCGGAAAGTTGTATTGGAAAGAGCGTCCGCCAAGTATGTTCGCCATTAAAACGGACAGGTCGCAAATTCACTCTGCAAATCTGTGGAACTCTGCAAACGCGGGAAATGAGGCAATGACAGCCGTCAACAAGCAGGGTTATAAGGTTGGAAACATAAACGGATCAATGTTCAGGGCGCATAGGGTGGCTTGGGCATTGCATTACGGCGTTGACCCAAAGAATCAGATAGATCACATAAACGGCGACAGGAAAGACAACAGGATAGAGAATCTTAGAGTTGTTACAAACCAACAAAACTCATGGAATCAAAAACTTCGGTCAACAAACACAAGCGGCTACAACGGCGTCTCGTGGTGCAAAATGACAAACAGTTGGTTGGCAAGGGCTGTTGTTGACGGGGTTGAGCACAGGATCGGATACTTCTCAACACCAGAAGATGCTAGAGACGCTAGGCTTGAGTTTAACAAGTCTATCGGCTTTCATCAAAATCATGGTATGATGCGCTGATGAACCTAACACCGGAACAAATCAGAGAAGTCGGCCCCGAGGCTCTGGCAAAGATAAGGGCTGAACTTGCGCGACGCAGCCTCTTGGAATTTACTCGACAGGCATGGCACATCCTTGAACCAGGCGTTCCGATGAAGGAAGGTTGGGTATTGGAAGCCATCTGCGAACATCTTGAGGCTGTTGCGGATGGACGTATCAAGAGACTTCTGATTAACGTGCCACCCGGTAGTTCCAAAAGCCGCTTGGCGCGCGTCATGTTCCCGCTATGGCTGTGGACGCATAAGCCGTGGATGCGGATTATCGGCGCTTCCTATGCGTTGTCCCTATCCGAGCGCGACTCCTATTACGCCAGAACCATCGTGCAATCCGAATGGTATCAGAAGAACTTTGGCGTCAGCATCAGCGCAGAACAAGGGTCAAAAGTTAACTTCGACAACACCAGTATGGGCGGGATGCGAGCCATTTCTGTGGGCGGTGCTACCACTGGCTTCCGTGGTGACCTGCTCCTTCTCGATGATGGCCACAACGTCTCAGACGGTGAATCCGACGCCAAGAGGTCTGAGGCCGTCCAGTGGTTCCTTGAGACATTTCAAACCCGTGTGAACGATCTGGACAACACACCTATTGTGGTAATTGGGCAGCGTATCCACGAGGAGGACATTTACAGCGCCGCTCTTGAGCTTGGGTATGAGCATCTCAACATAGCAATGGAATACGACCCTGAAGTCGCAAAAACCACTAGCATCGGCTGGACGGACCCGCGCACAAAGGAAGGCGAATTGATGTGGCCGGAGCGGTTCAGTGCGGACGCTGTAGAGCGGCTGAAGAAGGCGCTTGGTCCGTACGCTGCGTCGGCACAGCTACAGCAGAGGCCCGTTCCCCGCAAAGGCGGCATGTTTCAGGTAGACAACATTCGCCAGATTGACGACCTACCGGATGAAAACTTCATTGCTGTGCGGGCGTGGGACTTGGCGGGCAGCGAAGGCAATGGTGCGTTCACGGTTGGCACCAAGATGGTGTATGGCGAAACGAGCCAGCAGTTCTACGTCGTTGACGTGATCCGCAAGCAACTTGGCGGCGGCGCTGTGCGCCAACTCATCGAGAAGACCGCTGAGCAGGATGGTCACACCTGCAAAATCATCGTACCGCAAGATCCGGGCGCGGCGGGCAAGGTCGTCGTACAGGACATCATCGCGCTTTTGCACGGCTACAACGCCAAAGCAGAGGCGCAGTCTGGGTCCAAGGAAACCCGCGCTGAGCCGTTGGCGTCTCAAGTAGAGATTGGCCGCGTGAACGTCCTGAAGCGCACATGGACGAAGGCCTGGCTGGACGAGTTGCGGTTCTTCCCTAAAGGTAAATTCAAGGACCAGGTGGACTCCACGGCGTCGGCATTCAACGAGTTGTCGGCACTTACAAGGAAGAAGCGCAAGTCACCAAGCCTGACGGTTGTTGGGGAACGTCAGACTAATGTTCACAAAGTGGCATAATACGCCTATACTACGCGCAACAAACGCATAGGATCATATAAATGGCTCGACCCTACACAGAGATAGGCGTATCTTCAGACTCTCGGCCCGATTGGGGTATTCGCCAAGACGAGTTCGTCGTTCAACTTCGCGGACGGCAAGGTATCAAGAAGTACCGCGAGATGGCGGACAATGACCCGATCATCGGGGCGATCCTGACAGCCATGACGATGATGCTCCGCTCAATCGAGTGGCGCGTCGAGGATGGGTCGGACGAGTCCACGGATTTCGTGCGCTCCGTCCTGCACGGTATGGATGACAAGTCATGGGAAGAGTTCATCGCTGATGTCTTGACCATGCTCCCCTACGGGTTCAGCCTGTTTGAGATGGTCCCGCGTCGTGACGCTGACGGTATGGTCCGCATGAAAAAGCTGGCAGGCCGTGCACAATGGACCATCGACCGATTCGAGACCCGAGAAAATGGCGATATTCTCGGTGTGTGGCAGGTGGCCGCGCAGAAAAACGTCTACATCCCCTACTCTAAACTGTTGCATTTTCGCACCACTTCGATTGCCTCGGAGCCGAGCGGGCGTTCGGTTTTGCGTTCTGCGTACACGTCCTGGCGGGCGGCGAACAACATCAAATATTTCGAGGGTGTCGGCATCGAGCGAGAGTTGAATGGCCTTCCTGTTGTTCGCATCCCGTCTGAGTTCATGTCTGCGGATGCATCGGATGCGAGTAAGGCGCTATTCAACCAGATGAAAACCATCGCCCGCGATGTTAAGCGGAACGAGCAGGGTTACATCATACTGCCGTCCGACCGTTATGCGGACGATGACGGCAAGTTGACCAACAACCTGATGGTTGAGTTTGATCTGATTGCGTCTCGCGGGACGCGCGACATCGACACCGGCAAGGTCATCCTGCGATACGAGCAGGAAATCGCACAGTCCGCAATGGCGGATTTCGTGATGCTCGGCATGAACGACCGAGGGTCTTTCGCGCTGTCCAAGTCCAAGGCTGACCTGTTCCTGAAGGCTCTGGAGGGCTACGCTGACACGATCTCTGCGCAGTTGAACCGTAAACTACTGCCTTACCTTTGGGAGTTGAACGGCATGAACAAGGACGACATGCCGAAGATCGTTCGTGGTCGTATCGCGCCTGTGGATCTTGAAGAACTCGGCACGTTCATCCAGCGTCTCGCCCTGTCCGGTGTGGATCTGTTCCCCGATGATCGCCTCGACAAACATTTGCGCGACGTTGCTGGTCTCCCTGAAGCTGACCCGGACAGGCCGCGCCCGAATGCTGAGGCGCAAGAGGCGGAGCAGGAGGAGTGACCTACTCCTTCAAAACCTCCGGCTGGCCTGAGCGTCTGTGGCGCACGAACAACGCGGCTGACATATCCCGTGGAAACGTGCCGGGATCTGCGCCCTTCACGGCGTTTGGCGAGAAGGTTGTCAGTGGGACTGGAGAAAGCATTGTCTGGCAAACAGGGATGCCGACGACACTAACTGTGCCTGACAACATCCAGCTTACGCTCGTGTCCACATCGGCAAGTGACACCGGCGAAATCGTCATCCGATATCTCGATGGAGACCTGATCGAGCGTTACGAGACAGTGACGCTGAACGGCACAACGTCTGTCACAACGACCGCTACCGACATTCGTGCGCTTAACAATGCGTATTCCAAGTTCGGACCGGTGAATGGCACTATCACCATGACGAGCGGCGGCACCACTTATGGGCGCATGTCTGCTGGGGACATCCAATTTCACACATCCATGATCCGGGTTCCTGCGAACAAGCGCCTGATGCTGACCGGCCTGTACGCGGGTTCTGCGTCTGGATCGTCAGACAGTCGCGTTATCGTCAGCCTCGTCACATCCTTCATCAACGGTGACAGTTTTGCAGATGACGGATACCTGCATCCCTTGGCCGCTGTTGCCTTGCAGGATGGCTCATCCACCTTCCCGAACTTTGGCCCATTCCCTATCCCCGGCGGTGAATGGGTTGGGTTCAGGGCCAAGTGGGACAAGTCGGCTGACATCACGGCAGGGTTCTTCGGCTGGTTGGAAGACGCTTAAAGCGGCTGTATAATCCTCCCGAACGCCATGCGAACAAGGTGAGGTATGACGCAGCAGCGCCCAAAGACCCGCACGACAAAACGCAAGACGACATATAAAGGCGCTAAGGACGCACCCACAATAGAGATATTACCTCGAAACGAGCGCCAGAAGGAGTACATTGACGCTCTATTGCAGGCGGATCAAGTTATTGTCTGTGGCCCTGCGGGAACAGGCAAAACCTACGTTGCAGCGTCCCACGCAGCCAGCCTCTACAACACCAAGCAGATCGACAAGATCATCATTACGCGCCCCCATGTGGAGGTTGGCAAAGGTATCGGGTTTCTGCCGGGAGACCTTACCGAAAAAGTCCTTCCGTGGGCGTTGCCTGTTCTAGATGTTCTTGAGCAGCATCTTGGGAAAGGGAAGGTTGAGACGGCGATTAAGAACGGCAATATCGAGATCGTTCCTCTCGCCCTGATCCGCGGTCGCAGCTTCGACAATGCGTTTATCATAGTAGATGAGGCTCAGAACCTGACCGTCGCTGAGATGAAGGCCATGCTCACCCGCGTCGGGGAGGGTAGTCAGATTGTTCTGGACGGCGATGTAGAGCAAACGGATCTGAAGGAGACAAGCGGTCTCGCAAAAATTGTGCATCTTGCCAAGAAATATTCCTTGCAAATCCCCGTGATCGAGTTCACTATCGACGACGTTGTTCGCTCAAGCATCTGTAAGCAGTGGCTGAAGGTGTTCAAGGACGAACGAATCTAGAAAGGAACCCGACATGGACAACTACATCAAACAGGCTACCCGCACGGAGAGCCTGCAATTCAGCGCAGAACGCCCGCGTCTGATCCACGCGGCCCTCGGTATCGTTACCGAACTCATGGAATATTACGAGAGCGAGGATGACGTTAATCTCGCTGAGGAAATCGGTGATGTGTATTGGTACATCGCCATCGCAATGGACGAACTCGACCTGACGCTTGATGACATCAAAAGCGCACACAACGGTCTCGGAACGACGTACATGGCGATTGGTGGATTGTGCGATGTCATCAAGCGATCCTCGTTTTACGGCGTCCCTTTTGACACCGAGACGTTCACAAAATGGTTGGGCCTGACATACCATTGGCTGAACCTACATTGTCAGCATGAAGGTATCACCCCGGAACAGTGCATGAACGCGAACATCGCCAAGTTGCGCAAGCGGTTCCCTGATAAGTTCACGACTCACGATGCTGTGAACCGTGACACCGACGCCGAAATGAACGCACTGAAGGGTTCCCTCTGAACGCCAGATTTGGTATTCAGGGGGTCCGGCCAAACACAGATATTGGAGTTGTTTATGGTAAGCAACATGCTTCCGACTGACTATCAGTCGTTTATCCACACATCGAGATACGCTCGCTGGATTGAGAGTGAGCAGCGTCGTGAGACGTGGGCTGAAACCGTAGGTCGCTACATTGAAAATGTTGTTGCCAAGGCCCCTCTAAGTAAAGTTATCGCTGACGGACTGGATAACCTTGCGGTTGGCGACTTTGACAAGATTTTACTTGACGACATTGAACAGGCTATCCTCAATCTTGATGTCATGCCGTCCATGCGGGCGATGATGACTGCTGGCCCGGCTTTGGAGCGGGACAACGTGGCCGGATATAATTGCTCCTACCTTCCCGTTGACGACCCAAAGTCGTTCGACGAGGCGATGTTCATCTTGCTTTGCGGGACTGGCGTCGGGTTCTCGGTAGAGCGGCAATACGTCAATAAACTGCCGGAGGTTCCTGAGCAGTTGTTTGAGTCCGATGACGTGATCGTCGTCAAGGACAGCAAAGAAGGCTGGGCAAAGGCGTTCCGAAAGGTCATCGCCATGCTTTATGCTGGCGAAATTCCGAAGTGGGATACCTCAAAGGTTCGCCCTGCTGGTGCCAAACTCAAGACGTTTGGGGGTCGGGCATCCGGACCAGGACCGCTGATAGACTTGTTCAATTTTGCGGTTGAGACGTTCAAGGGCGCGACTGGCCGGAAACTTTCGTCCATTGAGTGTCACGACCTGATGTGCAAGATCGGTGAGATTGTTGTCGTCGGCGGCGTCCGTCGATCCGCTATGATCTCCCTGTCAAACCTTTCCGATGATCGGATGCGACACGCGAAGACCGGCCAGTTCCCAGCACATCGTTTTCTGGCAAACAACTCTGTCGCCTACACCGAAAAGCCTGATGCTCAGTCATTCCTGCGCGAATG